GAAGGTCGCGGGGTTAGTCGCTGGCGCTGATACCGGCAGGAAAAACAGGTTCTGCATTAAAAGTTTCATCTTATTTTCTCCTTAACTTTCTCTTTTTTACCGGCTCTGAAGCGCGATTATGGGACTCAGTCTGATGGAGCCCTTATACGGCGTCAGAGTGCTATTCCACATCGGCATACCGTTACAGCGATATGTCCAGCGGAAGGCGGTCTCATCTGTGATGAACTGTACATGGATTGAAGTCGCCATGTTTATAGCGCCCTTCTGCCCAAGCATGTACTGTTGCGGATCGAACAGGATGATATCGCCCAAAGTTCCGAGTGCACTCGCCTGTTCGATGATGTTTACGGGGCGACCCTTGAGCCTCATGCGCCCGTCTTCGGTGATGCCCATGTTCAGGGACATGTAAACGGGTATGCCGCCTGTCCCTACTGCAAGGGAGAGCTGGTCAAGCTGAGATTCGACTTCCTGGTTGATAAACCACTCAACAGTGGCGCGGGAAGGCGCATAGCAGCTTTGCCACATCTTGAGGATGTTCTGCGTAACGACAGTTGCCGATACTTGGTTGGTCTCTTTTGAAACCTGGTACATAGCGGGGCTATTCAGGATGCCGAGCGGCTTGCCCTGTCCGTCACCGGCGATAATAGCTGCGTCATTCATGAATCCGAATTCTTCGGGGAACCACATATTGATGAAGCTCTCTAGTTGCACAGCATCCTGTAGCAACTCGTCCGTGCAATAGCACAGACAGATGAGCTTCTGAAGTTCGAGGGATATCTGACGGAAGCCAGGCTTGCTTCTGGTAAGCGTTCCGCCTTCTCCCAGCCAGTAGCCCTGCACTCCGCCCAAGCGGTATCCATCAGCGCGGCTGACTTCGTTTATCATTGGGACTTTGAAGCCGTTGTAATTGGGCCCGACTTCCTGCTTGCGAACCTTTGCCCAAATCTGGCCTGTGTTGTGCGGGCGGTTGATAATCGTGGGGAGAAACTCCTGAGCTACCAGAAAGCCGCCCTCTGCGGGGATGATCTCTGACGTACCTGTTGCTTTCTGATGTACACCAAGAAGCCGAGGGTCGATTGATTTGTCAATCTGCCCCTTTGCGATGTACGCAGCCTCTTTGACTGCGAATAGCTGCTCGCCGTAAGACTTGAACGGCTGATCACCGGCGGCCTTTGTTACCTGAACTCCGTCAGGTGTAGCCGTTGGCACCCCCGCGCCAGGCGTGAACTTGCGGACGACTTCCTTATCCTTTGCGTCGTCCTTCTCCCATCCCCACTCGCGTGCTTTTTTCTCTAGCGTTGCGGCGGTTGTTTTAGCCGAGATATCGGCTATTGCCGCCATGTCCTTTTCGTCTAAACTCATTTCTTTCTCCTTAAATTTTTTCGACTGCTCTTGCGATGAGGTCGTCTATGTTGGCGACCTCGATAGACTTCTCTGCCATTGCCTCTTCCGGCATATCAACATCGTTTGATAGCATCCCCTTAAGTCCGTTGTAACACTTAATGATAGACTCGGAATGCACGGCGAAGGCTTGCTGATGGCATTTATCGTGGGCTTGCATAGTGTCCATTGCCAGCTTGCACGCATCCATCGCGTGCTGTATGCAAACCTTTGAGGATTTTATATTTACAGGATTGTCGTATCCTGACAAACGGCATATCTCATCCAGTAACGCTTTATTCTCGGCGTTCAGATTGCCCTCTTTAACAATCTTCAGACAGTAATCGAGTTCATCTTTAATCTCTGACTGCTTCATCCCTTTACCATCCTTTTCCCACGGCGGGACTCCTTTGTCGAAATCCTTGTAGTGTGAGGCTAAATGAGCCTTAACGCCCTTCAAAACGTTATCTGGTATGTCAGCGCCTCTTGCGCCCTGCACAGCGGCGGCAGCGGCAGCGACGCCCTTCCAGACGGTTGTGTATTTGCCGTCACATTTATGATGGGGCAAATGGTAATCGCCCTTACTCGTGCCGTCACCGTCCGAATATGCGCACATCTTCTTGAGGTCTTCGACTTCGGCTTTCTTTGTCTCGGCTCCGGCGTCCCATGCCGTGCCAACGTCAGCCATCGGGTATTTGTGGTAAGAGATAACGCCCTTATCGACAATCACATCGGAGGCCAGTACATCATCATAGAGCTTGTCTATTACAGGGTTGAAACTCTTGCCGCGCCGTTCTTGGATAGTGTCGCGGTTCATTGGCACTACCACGTGGGATATTTCAACCAGCTCGCATTCGGTATATGTGATGGGCGGATCGTCTGCGCTCTTGCCACGTATAAAGTCATAGGGGATAAAACTCACTGAATATGCCGCCATTCCCTTTGAAGCGATGTTAAAGGCCCAGTCTGCCTCGGCATTACCCTGCCCTATGTAATACTTCGGCTTGCCGAATAATCCCCCGGGCGTTGCCACTAAATCAACAAACTCCCCAATCTGTTTGCGGATATCGGTATATGTATGGTCGGCAACAAGCACGGCACGTTTCCTGAACTGTGGCAGCCATTTATCGAACGCGCCAACCTTGATAACCTCGCCGCCGTTGGCACCGAACGTCCTATCCTCGGACGGCGTAGACAACGGAATCAGCATGTCGATAATGCCAGTAGCTTCGTCTACTGATTTAACGATACATCGAAATGTCTTTGTGATAACATTAGACGGCATTTACACCTCCGATAACTTGGAATATATTAAGCTCTCGCTGAATCAACTCGTCCACCAGTGTGAGATTGCCCTCTCGCTGCGCTACACGCGCTATTTGATGCTCGATAAAATTCGCATCGTCGTGCGCATCATCGTAAACCCACCCCTCGTTGTGCATCAGATTGCGCTCGTGCAGTTCATGGAGTAAGTAGTATTTAAGATCGTCAAATCCGCCTTCTACATAAATCTCATTTGGAAGCATGAAATCGGCCTTGCGATTGGCGTCAGTCGCTACGGCGGCACAATACACCATGTCGTTACCGCCCTCAGTGAAATCAGGGTATATCTGTTGCAACTCGCGGACAGAGACCAAGTAGACTAACGCCGGGGCATAATCGCCGAGTCGCACTTTCTGAAAACTAGCCATTGTCATTGCCCCAATCTTCAGCCTCTTCGTCCCCCCTGTAAGGCTTGCCACAGCACCTACACGCCGGATGGGTTGATTGCGGCGGCGTTGGAAAGTCGTCTATGTCAAATACCTCGCCGTCCATGTCCAGACAAAGCTCACACGTGCGCTCATCGTCCGCCGTTAGCCACTTCTCTTTGGTGACTCCCATACTCTTGTAACCCTCGGTCAGTCCGTAGTTACAAGCGTACATTGTTTCTGTTCTCGCAATGAGCTGGTTGCGGTCTATGCCGTTCTGTCCGCCGAACACGTCCGCCACGCGATCCGCTAAGTCGTCCATGTCCTCATTGTTGGCGTAGCCTTCTGCGAGGGACGCTGATAGCGCCTGATTAAGCGTATCGACAATCGAGGTTGAGGCGAATGTGGCTCTAGCGTTCAGCCACGCCGTCACATTTGGCACGGCTTTGATTGACTTGCTGCGAGTTACCATATCCCTGCCTGTCTGTATAAACTCGTGGCAGGTCTTTAAGAGCACTGGCGCAACCTTCTCTGTGTAGTCCGTGTGGAAGTGTGCCTTATCGAGTGCGGGCCGCTTGCCTTCGTGTAGCTGCTTGAGTATGTCCTTCTCTACGCTACCGAACACGCCCTTGAGGGATACTATAACCGCCTTCTCGTGCTTCTCGGTGTCGGCTATAATGCCCTTCCACTCAGACGATAAGGCTTTTTTTTTACCTAGTCCCTTCGGCGCGGGCACGTTGCTGCTATTCTGCACCACAGTGTTGTTGAGAATGTCAGAGCCTAACATTATTTGCCAGCCTGGAGCTAAAAGAAAATGATCGTCGGGATTGATATCGCCTTGGTCAAGTTCCGCCCGCGCCTCTTCTAAGCTAAGTATACTTAACTTGGCGTGCCCATCTAAGATAGCGGCCTGCTGCGCCACGTCCTCGGCTACAGGATTGTCAAAGTCAAACTCCAAGTAATCACCAAAGAACGGACAGAGCTTTTGGTTAATGGCCTCACGGATATCCGTCAACTCCGGCGTGCTTACTTGTAGAGCGAATTGATAGTTGGCGGCGTCGGCGTTGGCGCGATTGACGTTCTCGGATATGCCCACTATCGACGGATGTGTGTTATAAGCGCCGAGGATATCGTCCCGTGTCATCTTCGCCAGCTTCACCATGTCTAGCTGGCGGTTGTCTACCGTTATCGCCTTCACGTCGGAGCCATAGGCGAACATCGTTTTACCGGAGTTCATGTTGCCCCTGAAGCGAGCGTCAAAGCTCTGCTCTAGCTCTTTGCGCTGTTCGGGGGTTGGCGGCACATCGGCGGCAGCAAAGGACACAACCAGCGCGGGCACCGCATTGTTATAAAATACCCTCTCTTGGTGCTTCCGGCTTAGTGTGTCGATAGAGAGGCACAGCGTCAATGCCTGCGCCGGGGATACACCCCTGAATGGTGAGAACGGGTTGGGGTGCATGATATGGATAACCTCGTCCGGCTTGAATGGGATATCGATGGGCCCGCGCTTAAAACGATAGCCTAAGATATAATTGCCAGTTGGCGCGGGATCAGGGATGACAAGCGTGAACGCCGGAGGCATGAGCCACATCTCGGTGGGTATGCCGCCCTTAGTGAAGTTCATCTGCCAGAAGGACTCGCCTACAAGGTCTTTGTAGTTCTGATGCTGATAAAAGAACTGATACCTTGTCTGGAATTTATTCGGGTGCTTTATTAACCGTATCAGGTCGCCAGCCTCTTTATCGGTTTCGTCTACTTTGTCCCTCTCGCCCTGAGAGTTCACGCGGTACAATCTCCATGAGTTACGGGCAATGTTCGAGGCACGAACGCTAACCACAGCGTACAACCAACCTATCTGCCCGTACATCTTCAGGTATTGCTCATAGTTCCACTCGGGCGGATTAGACAGGTTGATAATACCAACGGACGACGGGACATTGAATTTATAGCCTAGTCCTGTCGCCAGCTTCTGCGCGGCTCGCTGAATTATATTGTTAGCCATTCATTGCTCCAAACGAGTTACTTGGGCCACCAGAGATTCTCCATGCTATCAAATGGCGTCATACTAAGAGTGACAAACGCCACAATGAGCAAACTCACGGACGCAACGATAAGCACTGGCGAAAGTATAATCGCCCTGATAACCTTTACTGCTTTCATAGTCACTCCTTCGTGTGGTTCGCATAATGTTTAACAAATTCCCTTCGTGGAGGCATCGCCTAGCTTGTGGAATTGTCAACCGGCTCAAAGTCCTCATTAAAGCCGAGGTACGGACGCTTATTTACCCACGCCAGAAATTGCGTTGTGCTGTCTACTGCGTCGTCATTTGCGCCGTTCGGGAAAGCCGACAACTCCTCAATATAATCGTGTAACCATGTCGCGTATTCTGGAATAAATACCTTGCCCGCTTCAATCAGTGGTGATACGGCGTTTACGCGCGCTATCTTGTCACTGTCTACCTTCACCGGCAACACTGGCAATGCTGTCTCGCGCTTAAGCTCTTGAATGAGCGATTGTCCACTGGCCTTGTCTTCTACCAATACCGCGTTAGCCTTATCACGTCCGTGCAACGAAATAGCCGCCCGCTTGAGTTCGGGGTATTCTACTTTCTGTCGCCAGACATCCAAGAGATAATATCCGTTGGCGGCTTCACCCCAAACTGTGCAGACTGAGTAGTCGTTTTCCGCTTTGGCCTTAAATGCCGTATCCCATGATTGTACTATGCGCGTGAAGTGTGGGCGCTCTTTGTAATACTTCCACCACTCACGCTTTATGATGTTGCCCTCGGCTATGGTGGGATTGCCTTGATATAGAGCCTCGAACGCCCTACTGCCAACTGTGGCACGGATGTTCTGAAGCACCTCGATTGGATAGCGTTCGGGCCAGAGAGCGGCACCGTCTTTTGAGATAGCTGGCAAATGCAAAATTTCCCATTTATCAGCGGTTGGGTCTTCTGTCGCCAGTTTTAATAACCAACCTACTAAGTCGCTGACATTCCATCTTGTCATCACCACGATAATTGCAGCATCAGGACGTACACGTGTACGGAATACCGTTCTATACCATTCGCACACTTTCTCTCTAATAAGTTGGCTTGCCGCTTCCTCAGCGTCCTTTACGGGATCGTCTATTATACCAAGGTTAAAACCCCGGCCTGTTAATCCGCCACCAACGCCTACCGCGTAATATGAGCCACCTTGTTTAGTCCCCCACTCGTGCGCCGCTTGGCGTTCGATGATGTCATGCCCTCCGCGCTCAGGGAATAACACCTTGCCTTCAGGTGAAGTGAAGATATCCCGCGCCTGCCTAGAATGCAGCAAGGCGATTGACTCGGCGTAGCCGGCTTGCACTATCAACGCTTCGGGGTGTCTGCCAAGATACCAGCAAGGGAAACGAAGTGAAATTAGCTCAGATTTACCGTGTTGTGGCGGCATTGTAACTATTAGCCGCTTGCACTCGCCGCGCTCTACCGCCTCAAGTTTTGCCGCTAACTGTTCGAGATGCCACGCCGGTTGATAGTCAGCCTTTGTGTACTGGCAAAAGCTAAGTAGACTCTGCCGCGCTTTCCGGCGCGCCCGCTTCTCTTCTAGCAGGTCGAGTTCGTCTAAGCCGCTCGATTTCAGCGTCAAGTTCGTCATCTGTTAATTCCCTTGCATACCGTATCGGCCCGCCGTCCTTGCCGGTTGCCTCTATCGCCTGGGGCACCTTGCCCTCCAGCCGGTCTATTATCTCCCGCGCCATTGATGCGTCACCCTTGATTGCTTTAAGGTACATTCCAAGAGCAACAAGCTCGTCAAAGGTCTTTGTGGTGTTCTTTTTGCCCCCGACTGTTATATCGGCTATCTGTGGGCCTAACTCCCTCAGTGCTTGTGTAATAGAGCGATCTTTGCGAGGACGCCCATGTGGGTTGCCGGACTGCCCTTTCTTGAAAGGCTTCAGGTTTTTACTGTTTCCCCGTTGTTTTACAGTGGCATCCTCATCCATAGTCTATTCCTTAATCAATTCTGCTGTCTTGCCTGTGAAATCTTCCCATCGCTTTAATATTACTGAGCAATAATGAGGGTCAATCTCCATGCCGTAGCACTTGCGCCCCAGCTTCTCGCAGGCTATGAGGGTTGAGCCTGAGCCAAGAAAGGGGTCAAGGATTAATTCCTTCTCATTTGAATAGGTTTGGATTAAATATTCCACTAGCGCTATTGGTTTCTGTGTTGGGTGCCCATTTTCACCTGCTGCCCTCTTTAATGCCATTCCGCCATTCCAGCTTTGGCAAAAGACTACACTTAAAGGATACCGCTCCCCATCTTCAATATAAGCTCTTGAACTAACTTGTTTGCCATAATGAGCTGTTTTCCCTATCCTTCCCGCTGGGTTTACTTCCCCAATTTTAAACCTCGAACTTTCAAAATTAAACTTTTGTGGATTGTATGTCGTCTTGCTTGGATAATCTGAAAACACTCCTATAAATTCATGTACTTTAAGCGGCCTCTTATCTACAGATAAAAACCCCATTGTCTGATTCTTTTGCCAGATTTGTTCGTAGCAACTCTTAAAAACATTTCCCTCACAAAACTTTACAAGTAAGTGAAAATCTGCAAAGGTTACTAATTGGCCAAATTGCGTTAACCACCCCTTACACTCGCTTATCCATGCTAGATAATCTATTTTTACACTATCAAACTTCAAATTTGTGCTATTATAAGGCGGGTCTGTGGCTATTAGCTCCGCCTTTTCACCCCCCATCAGCCTCTCCACGTCCGTTATCACTGTGCTATCGCCGCACAGCAACCGATGCTCGCCCAGCTTCCACAGGTCGCCCTTCTTGCAGCGTGTCTCTACGTTCTCAGGAATGGCATCATCTTCGGTCAAGCCTTCCTCTGGCTCGTGCAACTGCGTCATCAGGCTTTCGATAGACTCTGTGTCAAAGCCCGTCAAGTCCATATCGAAGGCCCCGGTGTCGAGTTCAAGCAAGATGTCCTTCAACATCGGCAGGTCAGGCTCGGCAAGTTCTGATAATCTGTTGTCGGCAAGCATGTCTGCCATTTCGCTCTCAGGTGTATCATAGTCCTGAAAATCTACGGGCACTTGCTCACAGCCGAGTATCTTAGCGGCATCAAGCCTTGCATGGCCTTTTGTGACGAATCCTGAGAGGTTTGACACGACGATAGCATTGCGCCAGCCCTGCGCCTTGATTATCTTTGCCAGCAGGTCGAGCTGCTTTTGCGGGTGCTTGTTCGGGTTGCGCGGGTTTGGGATAAGCGCGGCGGTGTCCACCATCTTATCAAATGCGCACTCGACTTTGCATGTTGCTTTCTTCTTCATAAATTATTTCTCGCTAAATATCGTCTCGGCTCGCGCCG